CCGGCTGGCCAGCGACATCATCGGCATCACGCCCCTCGCCGCATAGGAGCCACCCAGGCCCGAACGCACCTGGTCGGTGGCCTGGGAGGTCGCTACCCCGCCCGTGGAGCTGCTGCCTGCCCAGCCCATCCCGCCGACGCCGCCTGGCGACGATGCCGACGAGGCAGCGGCGCAGCAGTACAGCGACGATTACGCCGCCTACGAGGTGGCCCTGGACGAGGCGTACCACCAGACACAGACCGTGCTGGCCGACGAGCAGTGGTGGTCGGTGACGCGGCTGGAGTTCGCCGACGAGGCCGAGGCCCGCGCCACGCTCCCGGCCATGGTGCGCGCCAATGCCAGCAGTCCCTACGCACGCAACTTCCGTCTGGAGACATCCCCGCCTCGGGTGTGGGCACCCGTAAGCTGAGCGCGTGACCACGCCCAGCGTCTGCGTATCGGAGCACCTGGTCGTCGGTGCTGACGGCAAGCTGCGGCTCGCGCCGTGGTCGGTGCCGCGCCTGGTGGCTGACGAAATCGCCCATAGCGGGGCCGCCACCACCAAGCTGCTCGAAACCAGCACACTGCCCGGCCGCTTGCTGATCGACAAGCCCGGCGTCATGTGGACCAACCTGACCCCGGTCGACCACATGGTGCGCGTGATGGTCACCCGGCGCTGGAAGCGGTGGATCACCAGCAATCCGAACGCGGTGCAGTTCCGCGACCGGTGGTCCAGTGCCATCACGCCCAAGGGCAGCGCCGACGTAATCCCGGCCGAGCCGGTGGTCAGCGGCATCTTCAACAGCCAGTGCGGCAGCGCGGGCGACCTGGGCAGCAATACCGTGGCCGAGCCGGTGCCGGGCAAGTTCTGGGCTTGGTGGGGCACCAACACCAGCGAGGAATGGCTGGGACCACTGGCCCCCGGCGAGACGCTGCGCGTGTGGTATCGCAGCTACGTGTGGACGCCACCGCCCTTCTCGGACAACGCAAACAAGAACGCGCCCGCCCATGAGGCCGAGGCCGGGTTCGCACGCATCCAGCTGATGGCATTTCCGCAGCAGGGCAAGGTCGTGACCGGATGAGCACCAGCCTGAAAATCTGCACGGGCGAGTACATGCTGAGCGACGTGCGCGGCGTCGGCGTGGCGCGCACCTGGCTGCCCAACGTGATTGCCGAGCAGTTTCTGGAGTCGACCAAGGACGGCGAAATCAAGCTGGCCCCCGACCCGGTAACCATGATCGACGGCGACCTGACCTGGTTCAACAACAGCCGCGACCCGGTGCGCGTGGCAGTGATGGTTCACCGGGCACCGCGCAGCATCGTGGCGCAGAACCCGGCCACCGTGGTCATCCACGACGCCTGGAGCCACCAGGTCGGCAAGAGCCCCAGCGCCGACTACCCCAGCGTCATCCAGGACACGTTCGGCGGGCGCTTGCAGGTGGACCGCGCCAGCGTGGCCAAGGATCTGCTCCAGTTCGGCCGGTTCTTTCTCGACGGCGACGACAGCCAAACCTATGTCGACCTGGGCGAGGTACCGGCCAAGCAATCGTTCCACTTCCGTTACCTGGCCGCTGTGCAGACACCGGGCGTCTGGACGCAGCCCAGCGAGTTCGAGCCGCGCTGGGAGGCGTATGCGCGGTGGACCCGGCTGGTGGCCATCGGCAGCCCGGTGGGGGCACTGTGAGCGACTGCGTAGACGAGACACACCTGCAAGAGCTGGACGGCGTGATCAGCCCCCAGCCGTGGATGCAGTGGCGGCACGTCGGCGGCGTGGAGGCCCCCAGCAAGACGGGCAACTACGGCGTCACGCTTACCAGCGGGGGCCTGGGCACGGTCGACGTGTTCGGCACGCTGGGCAGCCTGTTCGGCAGCCTGTTCAGCTTCATCCCGACCATGTTCGGCAAGACCTCGTTCCTGGCGGGGCTGCTGGAATCGGCCAGCGCGGGCGGCAATAAGAACGACCTGCTGCACAGCCTCCAGCGCAGCTGGACCAATAACACGCCCATACCGCAGGACGTATATGGGCTCATCACGCGCGGCGGCGCACGGGTGAGCCTCCAGCCGCGCAGCCGGGGCGGGCTGGTGCTGCGCAGCGGATACGCCAAGCACGCCAGCGACCCCGGCCCGCTGGCCATCAGCAGCATGTTCGGCGTCGGCGCGGACCTGGGGCGCGGTGGGACGCTGAGCCTGGGCACCACGTACGGCATCGCAGAGCAGCGGATGAACAGCTGCACGATCCCGCTGGCACCCGAGCGCACCGGCTGGCTGCGGCTGGCACCGGGTGAGACCATCACCGCCGCGCTGGAGCTGCGCTTCGTCAGTGAGTTCTGGGAGAACACCACCATTGACGGCGGCGACACCGGTAGCGAAAGCAGCTACACCACGGGCGCGACCCGTCTTGATCTGTTCGCGGTGCCGGTAATCTCAGGCTGACAACCCCTCCGGTCTCGGGAGACAGCCTATGTACGAACCACCGCCTGGCTACGACGATTGCGAAGCCGACGGCGATGCGCACCCGACGCCGCCGGACTGGCCGTATCACACGCTGGAGGTGGATGGGGTGGGCACGCTGCACGCGCGGCGACCGCTGCCCAATGCGATCCCGGCGCTGGCCGGTGCGGCGCGCAGCAAGATCAGCCCCGAGAGCCGTATCGACCCCCTGGACATCTTCGTTCAGCACCACCTGGCCGCCGGGGAGTTCGCGCAGCTGCTGGCCCGCATGATGGATCCCGACCAGGACATGCCGCCGGACACCATGCTGCGTGTGAGCCGCGCAATTGCCACGGCGGGCAGTGCGCGCCCTACACGGCGGTCATCAACCTCGCGTTGATGGCCGCGCACAACTGGCGGGCGCTGCGGACCAAGGCCCTGGAGAACGGGCATAGCGACCTGATGGCCTGGCCGAACATGCACGTGGTGCTCGATGCCATGGAGCAGCTGGGCCTGGAAAGCGCCGTGGCCGGGGCAAAGACGCAGATCGAGGCCAAGACGGCGATGAGCAGCTACTACGACAAGCTCTACAAGCCCGACATCACCGCCATGGTGATCAACGGCGACGGGTACCTGCCGCCCCCGCCGGGGTTCAGCGAGGAGGAGATGGAGGCCAGTTTCGACGCCTTCTTGTCGAGCGGAACACGGTAGGCCAGCTATCCTGCACCCATGGCAACTACGGCGGTGCTGTTCGACACAGCTGCACCCGCCGGTTCCAAGCTGGACCCCGCCGTCGCCGCCGAGGTGGCGGCGGTTGCGCCGGGCAACCTGGAGCCCGGCGAGGTAGACACCATCCACCTGGCCGACGAGTCGGTCACCACGCCCAAGATCATGCCGGGTGCCGTAGGCAGCCCCCAGATCGCCACTGGCGGCGTAGAAGCGGTAAACCTTGCCGGGGGCTCGGTGGGCACCGCTGCGCTCGCTGGCGGGGCTGTGACAGCCGAAAAAACAGGGACTGGCGTTGTCACCGCCTACGACGCCGCCGGTAACCCGGTGCCACGCCGCGAGGTCGAGCTGACCGCCGCCCAGTACCAGGCGCTCGTCACGGCGGGCACCGTGGACCCGAACACGCGGTACTTCGTCAGCTGATGCCGGTCTACCAGGGCGCAGCCAACCATCCGGCGTTCACCAAGTGCTACGTCGGCACACAGCGGTACCGCAAAATCTACGACGGCACCAGCCTGGTCTGGTCGGACACCCTGATTCACGACGGTTTCGACTGGGACGGTTGGCTCCAGGGATGGATCAACGAGCTGTGTGCCGCCGACGACCTGGGCGAACTCATCAGCGACGGCTACGGCATGATCGTGGACGGGCTGGGCAACGTGGTCGGATCGACCGTGGCCTACATCCAGGACGGCGTGAACGAGACCGGAAAGCTGGTGGCGAACGCGGGCACCAGCCTGGTCGACGCCTACTGCGGGGCCTGGGGCGGCAGCGCGCCGCCGGACGGGCTGATCGGCCTGGTGAACGGCATTCCGATCATCGGCGGCATCCTGGCCGACTGGCTGGCCGGGGACATCGACATCGAAAGCATCATCGGCAGCCTGCCGGTCATTGGCAATATCGCCAAGCAGATCGGCCTGCTGCCCGACAGTGCCGGGCACCTGCTGGACCCGCTGAACTACGTCATTGACGAGCTGGGCAACGTGGTCGGGACGATCACCTGCGGCAAGTACACCAACATCGGCGGGGGCATCGGGGAGAACATCTGCTACGTCATCGGCGTGGTCGAGCAGGCGGCGCGCATGTTGGTGCCGGATGGGCTCATGTCGCTGGACAGGCAGGTCAGCTGGGTCCGGCACCCGACCGTACTGGCCACCGACGATGGATGGGTGGAGACGCAGATCGCCAACGTGGGCAGCCCCGGTTTCAGCACGCAGGTGTTCCGGCGCTACGCCAACGACGGCAGCCGGGAGCGCGGCGTGGGCATGGACTTCACCGACAGCGCGGTGTCGATCGTGCGCCGCGTGGGCGGCACCAACACGCTGGTTGCGCCCAACCTGGCGCGGTTCACCGAGGGCGATGTGCTGCGGCTGGACCAGTCCGGCAACACTCACACGCTGCTTCTGAACGGCACCGACGTGGGCGAATGGCCCGACGTGGGCGGCACGGCGGCGACGGGCGCGTCAAACCGCTCGGTGGGCATGTTCATGGAAGGTGCCAAGGAGTTCCTTGGATCGCGCCGGTTCGGCCCGGCGCTGAATTACCTTGACGCTGGCTAGTTCTCGGTTGTCGCGGTAGCGCAGCCACGACCAGCCCCCGACCAGCGCCGCGCCTGCGGCGGCGCTGATGCCGGGGTGCGGGTTCGCAGCGAAGAACGACGCGGCCAGTAGGAGCACACCTGTTCCACCCATGAGGGCGACAGTAACGGGTCGGCTGTACCGGCGCGCGTGGCGCGTCATTACCGACCGCCCCACCAGCCACGGCCGGGGCGCTCGGCGTGCCAAGCGTCGATAGTCTCCGGCAGCCAGCCCTTGTGACGGCCCACCACCACATCATGCGGCGGCAGGTCGATCCCCGACAAGCTGCGGACGGACTTCATGCCGAGGCGCTTGGCCACGTCCTGGCGGCTGAGGTACACCGGCACCTTGCGTTCAGTGGTGGTCACCGCACGCTCCTTTCACGGGCTGTGGAGTTCCCCGACATCGTAAGGGTAATTCGAGGCAGCTCGGGGTCACCGGCAACGATGACGGCGGCGCGTCCGGCCACCAGACGCTCCCACTCCCACTGACCGCCTGCCTCCACAGCAATGTTGACCTCGCGGTCTGGCTCGGCTTCGGCGGCGTCGATCACGCGGGCCACGTGGTCATCGAATGCGTCCACCAGCTGCTCCACCTCGGTGAGCATCCCCGGCGGGCACTTGTCCGCGCCGCTCTCGATGCGCTGGTAGTCGCGCCGAGGCTTGCCCAGCTTGAGCGCCATGCTGCGCTGGTCCAGCCCAATGTAGAGCCGGTAATTCCTGATCAGCTCGCCCAGCCCGTAGGTGTGCTCCGTGGGCTGCGGGGCTGCGGGCAGCTCGGTGACTGTCATGTGCTTGTCCTTTCGTGGTGCCAGCCCCGGCACCGAGGGGCGGTGCCGGGGCCGGGTAGGTGGCTGGTGGTCACCAGCCTGCTTTCGCGGCGCAGACGGGGCCGATGCCACGGGCGCGGCTTTCGTCGTTGGTGAGCTGGCGACCGCAGATACCGCACTCGCCAATTTCGTGGCCGTAGCGGGCGCTGGCGGCTTCGGCACCGACGGCGGCGATGCGGGCCAGGATCGCCCGGCCCTGCTTCATGCTCAGCTTCTGCTCGTCGCTGCCGATGATTTGCTTGACGAACACGTACCCGGCCCAGCGGCCGGTCTCGGGGCGGTCGACCTTGTAGAACGCGGTGCCGTTGACCGCGTGAACCTGCGTGTCGATGGCGTAGCGCCCGGCGGGCACCTCCACGGTGCTGTCCTCATAGCGACGGTCGTCAATGCGGACGTTGGCCTCGGTGGGCAGGCTCTTGAGCCAGTCGATGAACGCGCTGGCACCCTTGCGGGTGAGCGGTGCCCAGGCGAACGCCTGCTCGGGAGCGGCATCGGCAATGCAGTGGGCCAGGGCCTGGTTCAGGCGCTCGCCCAGCTCGTCGGCGGTGGCGATGTTCACCAAGCCGAAGTCGTCGGACTTCACCGGGTCGGTCAACACGTCGAGCAGCAGGTTGATCACGGCGGCGCGGCTGATGTACTTGTCCACGCCCTGGGCCTGCTGCCACTTGCGGGTGCTGAGCAGATCGCGGATGAAATTCAGTTGGCCCTCGCTGGCGGCAACGACGAGGCTGGCCGGGACGGTGCTGGTGGCGAACGGTGAACCCATGATTACTCCTTGATCGCGGCGGCGGGGCTGTCCCGCCTGGCTGATGCGACCATACTAACCCGCCTTAGTCGGGTAAGTCAACAGCGGCATTGCTACCATCGCCCGGTGAGCTTCATCCGGTCGAAATTTGCCGCCCGCGCCCTGCTGACCGTCGACCAGTGGATCGCCATTTTCGTGGCGGTCGCGGATGAGCTGGACATGCCCGACAAGCGCGGCGCGGTGGTGTGCGCCGCCATGTGCGCCTTCCAGGAGGCCGGTGCCGACCTGAACGACGGCAACGGGCGGCAAATCTGGATCCCCGGCAACATGGCCGACCCCTGCTACGCCGACGACCCCGACGCCTATCCGCACGACAGCGAAGGCAACGACGGGCAGTCCACCGGCCCGTTCCAGCAGCAGATGAACCAGCCGGGGAAAGCGCCCTGGGGCTGGGGCGGCAACTACGGCGATTGCAACGGCACCCGCAAGCGGATGGACCCGTGGGACAGCACCCGCATGTTCTTCGGCTGGCCGGGCAGCGGGCTGCGGGACAAGGGCTACGACGCCAGCAGCGCTCAGCGCGCCAACGACAGCATCCAGCGCGTGCAGGGCAGCGGCGTGCCGCAGGCGTACGCCCAGTGGTGGGGCCTGGCGAACGCCGCCTATGACCGATACCTGGGCAATCCGATCCCGGCACCGCCCAGCCCCGGCGCGGGCAGCAGCGGCGCTCCGGCGCTGGTGCCAAACCCGGCCTGGCGCGGCGACCCGCTGTTCCTGCCGCAGCTGCTGCGGGCGTTCGGCGTCAGCGTGACCACCTACACCGACGCCGACGGCATCCGGTGGGACCAGCGCGGGCACGGTGACTTCGGGGCCATCACGTGGGTGCTGTGGCACCACACCGGCAGCGTCAACGAGACGGACAACGGCATCGCGCACCATCCGGCGCTGGGCCTGGCCGCGAACATGCTGATCCACCCCGATGGGCACGTGGTGCTCACCGGCAGCGGCATCGCCTGGCACGGCGGCATCGGGGTGTACCCCGGCATCCCAGAGGACGGCATCAACCAGGTCAGCATCGGGATCGAGTGCAGCTACGGGCCGGACCGCGACGGCAACTACACGATCCCCTGGCCCGAGGCGCAGATGAACGCCATGATCGCCGTCGGCGGTGCGATCAGCTGGTTCCTGGGCGACACGCTGCCGCCGTCGCACCAGATCGCTCACAAGGAGTGGGCCGGGCGGGATAACCCGCTGGGCATCAACAAGCAGGGCAAGCCGGACCCCGGCAACCTGGACATGACGTGGTTCCGCACGCAGATCGCGGCGCGCGCAGCCGCAGGCCCCACAACCGGAGGAGATTGGATGAGCGACCCCGACGCCCTGACCATGCTCAGGGACATTCACCGCGAGACCGTGACGCAGAAGTCGCCCAGCCGGTCGTTCATGGCCGAGGACGGCACGCTGATCGACAGCCCACTGGGCATCGACTGGAACACCGACGGCAATGCCTGGACCCTGGTGCTGACCGAGGCGTACTGGAACGACACCCCGCTGGCCATCACCGTGGTGGAGGACATCGCTGCCAACGGCGTGCGGCAGTCGAGCTGGGCGGGCAGCGCCGACAAGGACAGCGAGGTCAAGTTCAACCAGTGGTTGCGGGACTTCGGCCAGGCGTACTGCCAGGGGCTGGTCCGGCGTAAGGCCCAGTGGAACGCGCTGGTCGCTGCGGTATCGGCCCTGGCTGCCGCCCAGGCGAACGCAACCGTCGCCGCCGAGGCAACCACCAAGGCAGCGCCCAAGAAGCGCGCACCGCGCAAGACAGCCGCGAAGAAGCCCACCACGACCGGCGGCGCAGAATGACCGCCCCGGCCCCGGCCTGGCACCCGCCGAACTCCATTGGCGACGTCGACCCGAACATCGTGCTGGCCAAGCAGAAGTTGGCCAAGTACAGCTACGGCAAGCCCGCCAACGACGGCACCCCGGTGTACACCGCCGAGTTCGGCGCGGCGCTGGCCGAGTACCAGCGGCGGCGCAACGTCGAGATTGATCAGGGCAAGTACCTGCCGCCGCGCATGACCGCCCTGGGCACCCTGGACTACAACACCAAGGTCCAGATGGAGATTGTGCCCCGCGCTGGCGGCGGCGCGAATCCGCCACCGGCCACCATCATCACCGACTGCCATTTTCTGTCCAGCCCCGGCAGCGGCGCGGACTGGTGGGTCGGCCCCAGCTTCGAGGTCGGGGAGTGGCTTAAGAACAACGCGGGCGTTCGGCACTGGCCGCTCGGGTATCCCAAGGGCGGCTATCTGGGTCTGATGGGCGGCGACAGCGCCCAGAGCTACCTGGACACCATCGCGCTGGAGGGCGTGGAGCTGGAGCGGCGCATCCGCGAGGACATCCTGCCGCTGTACGGCATCACGCTGGCCCCCGGCGAAGTCATCAGCATGGAGGACATCGACCAGCTGCCCGCCGGTTTCAAGCTGCTTCTCAGCGGCTACAGCCAGTCGGCCGACGGCATCATCCGCGCCGCCGCCCGGCTGTTCGGTGACGGCGGTGTGTTCGCCGCGCTGCGCCGCTTCGTCAAGGGCATCCTGGCGTTCGGCAACCCTGCCCGGCAGGGCGGTGCCACCCGGTACGGGCGCAGCCCGCGCGGCAAGGGCATCAGCGGGTACGTAGCCCCGAGCTGGCTGGCGGCGCTCATCATCGACGTGGTGACCGAGACGCCCACCGCGCCGGACTTCTACGCCTGCAATGTCAGCCCCATCGCCACGGCGGTCTACGAGGTCGTTATCCACGCCGAGACCGAACTGCCGTTCGTGTTGTACCTGGCCAAGCTGGTCATCCCGGCCATCCTGGGCCTGGTCAGCGGCGGCATCTTCGGGGCGGGCGGTATCGGTGGCCAGCTGGGCAGCGCGGCCACGGTGCCGATCTTGGCGGGCCTCACCGGCATGAGCGGCGGGCAGCTGCTGCCGTTCGTCAACATGGCCCAGCAGGGCGACGATGCACTGCTCCAGCCGTTGATCGCCGCGCTCAGCCCCACCGGTCTGCTGCTGAGCCTGCCGCAGCTCATCGGGCTGTTGCTGGCGCTGCCCGGCATCCAGACGCACGGCGAATACCACCTGCCCAAGCAGGAGTTCGGCGGGCGCACGGGCATCCAGGTGGGAATCGACCTGATCAGGCCCCTGTTGTAACCTGCACATAGCGGCTCTCGTGGTTGTGGGTCCAGCGGGCGAAGCCCCGACACCTGGGGAAGGTGCCGGGGCTTCGTTTCGTTCAGCCGGGTGTCAGCTGATGGACTTGCGCCACTCCTGGTAGAGCGCCTTGTCCTCGTCGGACCCGGCAGCCAGGATGTACGGCGCGGACTGGTTGGGCTTCTTGTTGCCCTTCACGATCCGGCCCAGCAGCCAGGCGGTGCCCTTGTCGAGCGCCCGCTTACCCTCGCGGACCAGCGCCTTGTTGAAGATCATCACGTCATCCAGCCGCTCGCCCACCTCGTAGGGCTCGCAGGTCTCCACCTCGCCGTCGCGGGTGAGGAAGGCATAGCCCTCATCGGTGGCAACGGTGTTGTTGGCGTTCGGCGTGCCGGGCTGCGGCAGCGTCAGCGGGATGATGTCGGCGCGGATGAACTCCTGCTCCTCGTTCTGCTTGGACACGCTGGTGCTCATGCTGCCGTGCTCGGTCGGGTGCATGAGGACGAGCTGGCCCAGGAAGAACGCGGGCTTGTAGCCGCTGATGCCGGTGGGGTCACTGGCAGCGAACGGATCGCCCTTGCCCAGGCTGGTCTCCTCACCGACGTTGGCCACGTCGTCAGGGCCGGGAAGCGGTGCCTTGGCGGCAGCGGCGGGCTTGGCGGCGGTGGCGGTGCCACCCTTCTTGTCAAACGGGCTGGGCATTGTGGTTGCTCCTTGGTGTTGGTGTGGTGATGGTTGGGTTAAAACAGTTCGGCGATGGTTTCGGCGAACTCCCCCAGGGCGTCGTCCCAGACATCCTGGTAGGTCTCGTAGACAGCCTGGCCCTCTTCCAGGCTGGCAATCTCGCTCAGCGCCAGGCGTGCGGTGGCGTAGCGCACTGCCTCCTTGCTGGGCATCGGTACGGCGTGCTGCGGTACCAGCTTCTCGGCCTCCTTGCGGCGTCGGCGGGTGTCCAGGCTGGCCACCATGGTCTCGGCACCCCAGGTGAGGTCAATGGTGATGGCGGCAGCCTTCTCGGGCTGGTTGCTGGGCACGTGCAGCAGGATGGCGAAGTCGGTGCGAATCTCGGGCATGGGCTCCCAGGTCTTGCCGTCGATGGACAGCATCTTGGTGGCCCAGCCGTACACCCCGCCCACCTGCACACCGAACGGCAGCCAGCTGTACTCCAGCGACTTGCTGGACTTCACGTCGCCCATGACCAGCTCACCCGTGGTGACCAGCTGGAAAATCCGGTCGATACGCCCGGCCACGGTCTCCTCGCCCTGGTCGTTGAGCACCGTACGCTCCACGTACTGCGGCAGCGCCACAATGCCCCGGTGGGCCATCACCTTGCGGGCATGGTGGACGTGGGGCTTCACCACGTCGGGCACCTGGTGGATGAGCACCAGACCCACGTCGAGAGCTTCCAGCCAGGCGTGGACGCACTCGCCCAGCTCGCGGGCGTCGGCCCCGCCCATGCAGTTGTCGATGGTCTCCAGCACGGTGTCCACGCGGGTGACCTTGGGCTGGTCCCAGGCTTCGTCCAGCAGGCCCAGCAGGTCGGCGGCGGTGATCTTCTCGGGGCTGCCGTCGTCGTAGACGACGGTGGCCGGATCCATGCGGGTCAGGGCGACGACCTTCTTGACAATCTCGCGGGTCTTCCACTTGTTCAGCCCGTAGGTGTCGTCCAGCGTCTTGGCAACGGTGCTGGCGCGCGGGTAGCCCGTGGGCCTGCCGGTGGTGGGGCTCGGCAGCTGGTACCAGCCCCAGCCGTTGAACTTCGACTCGGCACGCGGCACGGCCGGGGGCAGCGGGTAGCGCATCCACTGCGTGAAGCGCGGTGCCTCCTGGAAGTCCTCGGTCAATTCGAGTGGGGCTGTACGGGCCATAGCGGGCTTCTCCTCGGTTGGTGGGGTGGTTGTGTCGGCCGGGGCCTGTTCGTGCGGCTGTGGGGCAGCCAGCGGGGCGGGCGCGTCGGGTGCGCGGTAGTCGGGATGTGCCTGGGCCAGGTCGGCTGTCCACCCATCGCCCGTGAGGCCCCGGTACCACGTGGTGCCGTTGGTGTCCGTGCGCGCCGGGTACTGCACCGCCATGCTGGCCATCAGCCCTCCAGGAACTTGTCGAGAACGCGGCTGGTGACCCGCACGCTGATCTCGTCGGAGAGCCGGGCCTTGGTCATGTCCTCGTCAATCACGATGCCCAGGGTGCGGGCGAACTTGAGCTGCGCCTCGCTGGGCTTCTGGTTGCGCCGCCAGCTGGCTTTCCGCGCGGGCAGCTGCTGGTCCGACTCGACAATCCACACCTCGGCGTTCTCCAGGGCGGTGGCCAAGTCGGTGAAGTCGGGGTCGTCGGTGTGGATGGGGTACCTGCCGCTAGCGGTTACCCAACCGCCCCGGCGGGTGCGGGTGCCCATCTGGCCGATGGCCCAGCGCACCGTGTCGGCCTGGCCCTTGGGCGGCACGCGGTAGCCCTCCGGCATGATGAACACCACCTGGTTGTCCTCCATGAGCGGCAGAAACGGGATGCCGCCCGTGGTCTCCATCCACACCAGGTCGCTGTTCGCCAGCAGGTCGATGGACACCATGTCGACCGGCCCCTGACGAACCACCTTCATGTCGGTGTCGCCGCCGTCGCCGGGCAGCAGGTCGTCCAGCTCATCCAGTTCGATGGCGTCGCCGAACTCGTCCACCTCGCGGGTCTCGGCCCCGGTGTCGAGCGCGGTCAGGCTGACCAACTTCATGGCGCGCGTGCTGCCCGCCAGATCGAGCACCAGGGCGTCGTCCTTGTTCGGGTACAGCCGCAGTGCCCGCCCGACCATCTGGCTGTAGAGGTTGCGGCTGCGGGTCGGCCGCGCCAGCACCACGGTGTCGCACATGGGGAAGTCGGCACCCTCGGTGAGCACCTGCACCGTGACCAGCGCCTTGGCCGCACCGCTGCGGAAGCTTTCGTAGATGGGCAGCCGGTCGGCGTAGCTGATCGCGCCGGTAACCGCCACGGCGGGGAAGTCGGCGTCGGTGAGCGCGTCAGCGATGTGGTGGGCGGCGTCGACACTGGCCGCGAAGATGATCGGGCGGCGTTCGGCGGCGTGCAGCTTGATCGCGTCCACAACGTACTGCGTGCAGGCTTCCATCACCTCGGCCAGCTCGCCCTGGTGGAAGTCACCGGCCACGCTGCGCACGTCGTTGAGGGCATCCAGGCCCTTGATGCGCACCGTGAGGCCACGGGGCTGCACCAGGAAGCCCTTCTTGATGGCCCAGCGGATGTCCTTCTCGTAGCTGATCTTCTGGATAACGTCGCCCAGGCCGATCACGCCGCGCTCGTTGCGGTACATGGTGGCGGTGAGCCCGCACATCAGGGCGTCGTCGTAGCCGCCCAGCTCGCTGAACGTGGTGTGGAAACCCTCGGCTCCGGCGTGGTGTACCTCGTCCCAGAGGATCACGTCACGCTTGCCCAGGGCCTCGCGGCGGCGGGCGGTGGCCAGTGTCTGGAGCATGGCGAACACGATGGGGCAGTGGTGGTCGTCCTCTTCGGCGCGCACGATGCCGATGTCGGAGGCGGGGATGGTGGGGTCCACGGCCAGCAGGTCGCGCTTCATCTGGTCGAGGAGTTCACCTCGGTGGGCCATGGCGACAACGCGCTGGCCGCGCCGGTATGCGCGTCGGGCAATCTCGCCGATGACGCTTGACTTGCCGGAACCGGTGGGGAGAACGACACCTACACGGTTCTTGCCGGAGGCCCAGTCTGCCTCTACGGCATCGGCTGCGGCGACCTGGTAATCACGAAGCTGGCGCGGGGCCGGTGCTGCGGTGGTGGTCATGTGTTGGCTTTCGTGTGGTTGTGGTGCTGGTGAAGTGTGGTGTTGGTGGTAGTCGCCCGGCCCCAGGTGGCAGGCCCTGGAGCCGCGCGACGTACCTAAACTAACCCGACTATTGCGGGTAAGTCAACTACCCGATAACTACCAGGTCGCGCGGGTCGGCGCGGCGGGCACTCATGGCCCAGCTCCAGATGACGGTTGCCATCTTGCGGGGCTGGCCAGGGTAGTGCTCGGTGCGCAGCACCCTGCCGGTCCAGCTGGGGTTCAGCCGGTGCGTGACCTGGGCGTTGTCGGGGATCATTCGTACCGGCCGTCGTAGTCGGGCGTGAACACGTCGATGTCGCGCAACTGCTCCACGTCGGTGAGTGCCAGCGTGACCTCTACGGCGGTGCGGACGTTGCCCAGCTCGGCCAGCGCCTGGCGTACGGCGTCGGTGACGCGCTGCTGCGCCTCCTCCACGGTGTTGGCGAAGTTGGGCGGCACGTCCACGGAAGCGCTGATGCCAGCGCGAATGACCATCACGGTGCGATCCAACCGGGCTCGTCCCAGAGCGGCGTGTTCACCGCGCCGGGCGCGTCACTGACCTCGTAACGCTCCACCCCGTTGCTGCTGAACGGCACATAGCGGGCCGGGTAGAACGTGCAGCTGCTGTAGCCGTACCCGCCTCCGTAGCAGCTGCTGTAGGCGTTGATGGTGTGCGCCGGAGTGTAGAACTCCCGCAGGCGCGTCCAGCTGCCGTCGGGGCGGCGGGCACTGTCGCACAGATCGCGCTTCGTGCCCTTGCCCAGCCAGATGCCGCTGGTGGTCTGGCAGGTGAATCCCGGCGGGTCAGCCTTGGCCTCCACGGTGGCCGCGCCGAACGCCACCAGCAGCAGGGCGCTCAGGCTGACGACGGCCAGTGCGATGCGGCGCTTCACTGGTCGACCACCGGGGCGTAGAGCGCCGCCTGGCGGAACAGCGGCTCCAGCCGGTCGTAGCCAAACAGCTTGAGCTGGTTGGCCGTGATGGTGTCCTCCGTGTGGGCCTGGAGCATCTTGATGAGCCCCTGGTAGCTGGCCACCGTGTTCGCGTTCAGCCAGCCGGTGGGCTTGCTGACGTTATTGCTCACGTCGCGGTCGCTGAGCCCGCCAACGTACATGTTGCGGAGATAGTCATTGTCCTTGACGGCGGCGCGGAACCGGCGCGCGTCGTCGGCGGTGGGCTGGCGCTTGGTCTTGAGGAACGCGGTGAGCTCATCGCGCAGGGCCTTGAGCTGTGGAAGCATGTCGTGCTCCTCGGCGTACTTGCGCCGGTATTCGGCGGCGTCACGCTGGTACTGCTCGTCGGCCTTGAGGTGGCCGCTCACCGCCTCGGTGGCTGCGGTGATCAGCGCGCTGGTCTGGAACGTAACGGGCATAGCGGTACTCCTTCGTGGTTGTGTTGCGGTTAGTCCTGGTCGTTGACTTCGGCAGCGGCCAGGTTGCGGGCCTGATCGGCGGTGTTCACGCTCGGGATGTAGCGCGCCCCCGAAGGGGTGCCGGTCAGGGTCTCGATCAGCGAGTACCGCAAGCCCTTGTCGACGGCTTCGGCAATGCGCTGCTTCCAGTAGACGGGCGTGTCGGCCCGGCTCATGGCGTAGGGGTCCGGCCGCACGGCCAGGACAATCTCGGTGCGCGTGGCACCCTGCTGCGTCAGGTTGTCCACGAACCGGCGAATGCGGATCGCGGTCTCCACGATGGGCTCGGGCAGCGGGCGCGACAGCACGACCTCGCCCTGCATCGGATCCACGTTGCCGTTCGGGCCGGTGATCAACGGGGCTGACACGTCACCCTCCAGGTGGTGGTTGATCATCAGCAGTGGGATGGGGTTCTCCAGCTGCTCGGCGTTCTTCTGCTTGCTGGTGGTGATCTCGATGCACTTGCCGGGCAGCCGCCCGTCGTCGTCGGCAATCTGGCTCACGTCCCAGGTGGCCATCCGCACCAGCAGCTCGCTGTCCAGCGCACCGTTGAGGGCACTGCTGCCGCGTGCGGTGTCGGGGCTGCCCTTGGCGGTGTGGTGGACCACGCAGACCCCGGCATTGGTCAGCTCGCGCAGCTTGTCGAACCGGCGCACCGCCTTGCCCACGTCGGTCGCGGAGTTCTCCTCCAGCCCGGCGCTCATGCGGGCGAACGTATCGAACACCACCAGGCCGATGCCCTGGCGCACGATGTAGGCGGCAATCTCGCCCCAAGCTTCGTTCTGGGCGCTGACCAGGATGATGCCGTTGCCCAGCAGCAGGTCGTCGGCCAGGTCCACGTCGTGGGCGTCTTCCCACGCCTTGAGGCGCTGCACGGCACCGCTCAGGCCCTCGCCGGGCAGGTACAGCACGCGCGTCTTGCGGGTCGTGCGCCCCTGCCAGTTCTTGCCGGTGGCGATGTGGCAGAGCATGTCGAGCACCACGGTCGACTTGCCAACGCCAGGCGGGCCGATCACGCTGGACAGCCCGCCGTGCTCGATCAGCCCGTCGATGATGTACTCCGGCGGCGGCATGTCCCGCCAGTGGCTGAACGGGGCGATGCGCGGCACCCCGCTGTGCGTCGAGTCGAATACGTCGGGGTCGGGGTCATCCACCTCGTCGGCGTAGGGGCTGTCGTCGGACTTGCCGAAGTCGGCGGGCAGGTCCGACAGGTCGGCGGCATAGTTCGCCGGGGTGTCGGCCAGCCGCTCCTCCACCAGGTCGGGGGCCTCGATCAGGTGGTCGTCGCCTTCGGTGGTCTGGTGGTACCAGGCCCCGTCGGTGCCCTCGAATGCGGCGTCCGGCCCGATGGTCGCGCCGCACTGGCAGACCACCGTGTTGTCCTCGGCCTGGTCCTCGGGATAAATGTTGCGATCCTGCTGCTCGCGCACGGCGCGCTCGGACTCGTCCACCTCGGGCAGGTCGAACTCGCCGTCGCCGTTCATGCGGTGCTCGCGGTCGATGCCCTTGGGGTCCAGGCCCGGCTCCACCGACAGGTCCGGCGTCACGTCCATGTCGTCCATGGCCTTGCCGACATTGCCGCCGTAGTTGATCAGCGCCACCGCCTGGAGCTTGCTGATGGTGCTGGTGCCCTTCTCGGCCACCCATGCGTCAAACGGCTCGGCAGGGTTGTCGGTCCAGATGTGCAGCGGCGCGTTCGTCTCGGTGTACCGGCCAGCGGTGCAACCGGTGTCGTGCGCGGTGGCGCTCTTGGGGCTGGCGTGGACGCCCGGCGCGGTCCACACGGCACAGCCGCAGCTGTCGGCGCGCGGAGCCGGGGTCCAGCCCAGCGGTTCCAGAATGCTGGCCCAGCTCACGTTCTCGGCCCAGCGGTCGATGTGCGTAGCAAGTTCGGGGTTCTCGGCCCTGTCACCTGCGGCCAGTTCTGCACGCTGTACGCGCCGCTCACCGGCCTGCATGATGGCCTCGCCCAGCCAGTCCGGCAGGTCGTACACGTGGCCCAGCTGTTCGTACGCGCCCTCGGGCCGGGTCGACGGCGGGATCGGCACGTAGCGGCGGTCCCAGAGCACCGCGAACCCGTTGTCGCCGCCCCAGGTCATTGCGCCGATGCCGCTGGCGGTGTTGCTGCGCGGCAGCACCGGCCACAGCTCGTCGGGCACCGTGAACCAGAAATGCCCGCCGTCGGCGTGCGCCCAGGTGCTGGAGTCGTCGGGGTCACCGTTGGCCACCTGGCCGGGCGTGATGATGGTGGGCGCGGGCCGGGCGTCCTCGGGAATTTCGGCGACCTCGAACCACCGGTCCACCTGGGCGGCGGTGTCGCAGTCGATGACCACCACGCCGGACCCGCCCACCTCCACCGCCAGGTTGACGGCGGCGGGCTTGGTCATCACGATGGTGCCCGCGTCCTCGCCCTTCTTGTTCCACGGGCATTCGACGCCGGGCGTCCCGTCCTGCTCCAGCTCAGCCCAGGTGCTGAACAGCTGGATGTAGCGCTTGAGGTAGCGCTCCAGAACTGCCTTGTCGTCGGTGGCCAGCGCCAGCCCGGCACCGGACTTCACGGTCTGCCAGTCGCGCCGCCCGGCATCGCGGGCCTCCTCCTGGGCAGCCTTGTCGTCGGCGCGCTTCTTGGCCGGGGTGCGCAGGTCGGCGGGCACCTTGCTGTCGGGGTAGATGAACAGCAGATGCAGACCGAGGTCGGCAGCCTGCCGGATGAACGCGCGCACGGCTTCGTGGTCGGTGTTGTCGACACCGGAGCCAAGCACTGCCTCCAGCGGTTTGGAACCAAGCATGAACAGGGCCTTTCGTGGTTGTGGTTGTGCGGTTAGACGTAGCGGCCGGGCTTGCTGGCGATGCCGCCCCCGAGTGCCAGGTAGCCCACCCCGTCGGTCCAGCTGTCGGCGTGGTTGGGCGTCTTGATCAGCCGGGCCACCTTCACCAGGGCCATGCAGATCGCCACTTGCTCGGCGGTGACTTCGTGGCCGAACACCACCGCCCAGAGCGCACCGGTCTCGGTGAAGTTCTGCTCGGCATCACCGTAGACGGCGTTGCGGTCGTTGTTGACCAGATCGGCGGCGGTGGCGCAGATGGCCCCGGCGCGCTGGCCGGTGGTCTGGTTCTCAGCGGCCATCTTGACCAGAGCGTCGTGGCGGGCCTTGAGCCTGCCCGCCTTCACCTCCGGTGGCAGCTCGCCGCACAGGTCCAGATACTGCTCGCGGGCCGACAGCCCTGTCAGCGGCGCGATGTCCATTTCGATAGGCCCGCCCTGGTGGCAGTGGCAGCCCAGCGAGTGCGCCTCGTTGGGGCAGGCGGCGGTCTTGGGCTTGTCGTCGGGCACGGCGGTCTCCTCGGTGGTTGTGGTCGTGGTACGGGGCAGCTTAGCGGCGGCAATCTCGCGCTCGAATGCGCCGCAGTCGCACCCGGTGCCAGCGGGTGTGAGGAACGAACAGAACGGGCTGTGCAGCACCCGGCCGTCGGCAATGCGGCCGGGGATGTCACCCTTGGGCGGCTTGGACCAAGCCGGTGGGTCGATATACCGGCACAGCCCGTTACAGCCAGCGTTGTCGCAGCGTGGGTGATGGCGAATGCTCATGCGCGGGTCCATTCCGTTACGGCCTGGCGGCTGACGCCCAGCGCCTTGGCCAGCTCGGTGTTCGTCACGCCCTCGGCGTGGTACTGCGTGGCGGCGCGGTGGGCTGCCTCCATGGCCCGGCGCACGTCGCGGCGGGCGGTGGCCAGCTGCTGGCCGACGTGCTCCAGGTGGCGGCGCTGTTCGTCGGTCATACCTTGGCCCAAGCACTTCCCATGTCGGCGCGGTCGGTACGCAGCACCGGCACCCGCTCGGCCCAGGTGATCAGGAACTCCGGCGGTGTGAGCATGATCTGCTGGACCTCCTCGGCCACCTCGGTGTCCACCACCAGCTCGTCGTGCATGGCCAGCTGCAAGTGGTCACCGATGCCGCGCCGGTCCATTTCCACGATGCTGTTGGCCAGCACGTCGTAGGCGCTGCCCTGGATGGCGTAGTTCACCGCTTTGTACTCGTAACCAGGATCAACCGGCAGAATGCGCCCGCCAGCGGTGACCACCCGGCCGTACGTCTCGGCTACGTTCTGCACCTTGCGCATCCACCGCTCGCAGCCCTTCATCGCCTCGAACATCTGCCGCCTGATCTGCGCGGCCGACTCCTCGGTGTGGCCGATCTGGCGCGCCAGCTTGGCGATGCCCAGCCCGTACATGGTGCCCAGAAGCACCACCTTGGCCACCGGCCGGTCGATTCCGGCGCTGCGCTGAATGGGTTCGTACAGATCCTCCCCAGCCTCGAACGGTGCCAGAAACTCGTGGTCCTTGGCCATCAGCGCCATGGTCACCGGCTCGATCTGCGACCAGTCGATACTGGTCAGGCCCTGTCCGTCGTCGGTGATGATCGCGCGGGCGTCGGCGGGGAACTGCTGGAGTTCGGGGCTGCCGTAGGCCATGCGGCCGGTGGCGCTGGCTCCCAGGACGCCGACCTGCGGATGGCACCGGCCGGTCACACTGGCCTGCCGGTCGACCTTGGCCAGGTAGCCCATCACCTTGTCGATCTGGGCCAGCTTGCGCTGTGCCGCCGCCAGCGGATGGTCCAGCCCGTCGAGGTCGGCCTTGGTGGCGCGCAGCTTCTTGGTCGGCGTGCGGGGCCAGGGTTCGGGCAGCTCGCCGCGCTGGTACAGGTACTCAACCAACTTCGCGCCCTTGCCGCTGCCGCCTTCCAGCCCGTGCGCGGCCAGCTCGGCAATGGCCAGGTTGCGGTCGATGTCCACCTGCTCGGCGTAGCGGTCCAAGTAGGCCCGGTCCACCGCCAGGCCGACGGCCGACCGGCGCAGCATCACGCGGTGAACGGTTTCCTGCGTCCACAGCAGCTGCTCGGCTTCGGCGTCGGTGGTAGCCCCGTAGGTGCTGAACGGATGGTCGGTGGCCCAGTGCAGCGCCTTGGCGCGCATCAGCGGCTCGAGCCGCAGGGTAGCCACGGTGTCGGCCATGGCACCGTACCGGTACACCGGGCTGGTGATGTCCATGCCCTCGAAACCGGCAGCCTGCGTCTTGTAACCAGCCGCCTTGAAAGCCCGCTCCAGCCCGCCCTTGTCGTCATCCAGGCCCAGGTGACGCACGCTGAGCGCGGTCAGGTTCTTGGGCACCATCACGTCCGGCACGGCGAACCGGCTGATCAGCAGCGTGTCCACGATGCGCTTGATGGTGTTGTCGTTGATCAGGCCCGCGTGGTACAGCGGCGGCGCGTCGAACGGCACGTTGTGGAACGCCACCGTACGGGCGGCGTGCAGCAGCGCCACCGCGACCTCGAAATGCTCCTCGTCGCGGGCCGGGTCCAGCAGGATGGTCTGCGTGCCGCCGTCGGGCCAGTCCCAGGCAGCGGTCACGCAGTTGATCGTGAACACGTTGTCCAGGCCCGGCGTCTCGATATCGAATGCGATGGGCGTGCTGCGGTGCGGCAGCCGGGTGCAGAACCTATCGGCGGCGCGCACCGCCTCGGCCCCGGTGTGCATGGTGGCATCCAGCACGGGGTCGTACCAGCTACGGCTCGGCACACGGGGGACGGCGGTGGTTGTCTCTGTCATGCCGGGGTCTCATTCCAGGCGTCGGCCAGCGCGGCGCGCAGCTCGTCGGCGGTGGCGTCGTCGCCCACGCGGCTGATGGCCGCGAACAGTGCGTCCTCCAGCTCTTGGCGCATCTGAGTCCGGCCTTCCTTGGTGCCCAGCTCCTCGGCGTCGGCCACCTTCTCAGACAGCTCGTCCTCGGTGTACATCGTCTCGTTGTCGATGTCCTCCTGCTGCTGGGCACCGTCGGCATGGCCCTCGTCGTACTTGGCTGCCAGCTGGTCGTTGGTGACGGCCGGTCCGGCCATGGAGCCAGCGGTGCCCGGCGGGCAGGTGTACTGGCCGGTCTCGGTGTGAATCCAGCCCCGGTCAGGCCCGTTGGTGGTGTGTACCGGATGGCTGCACTCAGGGCACGCGCCCCGGTCGGTCAGGTACTCGGTGGCAGTGGTAAGCGGGTCGGCCACCGGTGGAGCTGCCTCCCGCTCGGCAGCGGCGCGCTTCATGCGCTTGAGCATGGCGGCGCTCACGTTGCCCACGATGTCACCGTGGTTCTCCAGCAGGGCCACGGCGGCGTTCAGCTCGGCTGCGGTTGGGGTAGTCACTCGTACACCTTTCCGATCACGTATTCGGCCGACTCCTTGGTCAGGCCCCGGTCTTTCAGTGGGCGCAGCACATCGGCCACCTCGCCCAGCAATGGCACCTCGTCAGGGCGCAGCATCACCGGCGCACCGCGCACCGGCCTGGGGCCTTCCCAGCCGTCCACGCTCAGCTCATCAACCCGGCCGTCGCTGTAGCGCACCCGCACCTCGCCCAGGGGCGGCGCTGTCACGTCGACCACCACCTGGACAATCTCGGTACCGGCCTCGGGTTCGTCAGGGTCCAGGTAGTCCTCGAACTCCGACGCCAGAGCCAAAGTGATGGCCGCAGGCCCGCCCCGTCCGGTGTTCACGCGGGCGGCGCACTCCAGGGCCTTCTCGCGTGCCCAGGTACCGCCGTGGTCCAGCACGCCGCTGGCCAGCGTTTCGGCGAACGGCAGCAGCTCGCTGCCCAGGTAGTGCTCGGCGCGGTACTCGCCGAAGCGCACCACCTGGCAGGGGAACGTCACCCCGGCCGACTGGATGGTCTGCGGATCCCAGCCGCCGGGGCTGATCCACACGTCCACCTGGGGGAAGCCCGACTCGGTGGTGACCTCGCGGCGCACGAACGCTACCGCCTCACTGGTTACGTCGCCGGGGATACGCAGCCAGCTGATGATGGTGCCGTCGGGCAGGGTGCGCAGGTGGCCCTCGTCGCGGATACCGGTCTGGCCGGTGCCGTAGGCGGTCATTCCTGGTCACCACCGTTGGCGGCGACACCGGCCACCGCCTGCTCATAGGCTGTCAGCGCTGCGGCCACCTGGTCGGGCAGCTGGGCCTTATCCAGATGGCGGCTGCCGTATTCGCGCCACTCCCGTTTGCGGCTGATCTTGTCGCTGACGCCGCCCGCCTTGAGGCGCTGCGGGCCGGAGAGCGTGACCTGCTGGAGGTGTCCGTCGTCCCAGCGTGCCGTCATAAACTCCGGCCGGAACGTGGCGGTGCGGCTGAACTCGGCGGCGCGGTCGGGCAGCGCGCCCGGCCGAATGCCAAAGCGGGCCACGTGGTCAATGCTGGTTTCGGGGTCGTTGTTCTGCGTGCGCCGCACCCGCGTGGTCGTGGTGCTGGACAGCCAGTCGATGTCGGTGGTGCCGGTGACCGGCCCCTCGATAAAGCCCAGGGACATGGTGGGTTCTCCTTCGTGGTTGTGGTGGGGCGGATCAAACCTGGTCGTCGTACAGGGCCAGGGTGGGAACATCGTTGTAGTCGTCGGTGGGGCGCAGCGTGACCGGCTGGTCGTGGAACAGAGTCTCCTCCAGGGACGCGCCCAGCCCATAGGTCACGTGAATCTCGGCCTCATTGCAACTGAGCTGGCGCAGCTCCCCGGTGATCACACGGGCGACCTCGGTGTTGTTGTCCCACTGACGGAAGCGGATGGTCTGGCCGATGTCGGCCGGGCGCAGCTCGTCGGCGCGGATGAAGGTGTTGCGCTTGAACCGGCTCTCGGGCTGCACCGCGTTGTCGCCGCTCACCGCGCGGCCACGGTGACGGCGTAGACCGGCAGGCCGAAGTCCATAGACGGGGCCTGGCCGGGGCCACAGATGCGGTTGCCCATGGTGGTGCAATCCCAGCAGGGCATGTCCTCCTCGCACTGCTCAGCAACGCTGGCCGGGGTGCTGCGCACCTGCTCGGCGTCCTTGGGTGCAGCGATGGCCAGGCCCAGCGGCATACCGACCGCCAGACCGATGAACAGGCCAGCGCCGAAGCACACTGCGCGGTCTGCGTTGGATGTGGGCATTGTGGTTGTCCTCCCAGGTAAACCGTGGCGGGGCCGTCCCGCTGTGGTACCTGAAGGTTATAGCTTATTGATCGCGCCGCTCGCAAGCACTTGCCCGACTTTAGCCGGTATCTGCTGCTACTTGGGTTTTCGGCCGGTCTGCGCCCACTGCTGGCCACGCTGCATCTGGTACAGCATCGACACCGCCCGGCCCACCTCCTCGGGCAACGCGGCCATCAGGAACGTCCACTCGCTGGGGCTGCCGGGCTCGCCGTGACCGCCGCGTCGGCGGCGCAGCTCATCGCACAGCGCCACGAACGGGCCGAAGTGGTTCGGATCGACGCGCTGCGTCACGACGTACCCGAGGGCGAACGCCAGCGCCGCCGTCGGGGCTTCGGACAGTGGGGTGCCGCCGGGGCCGAACGTCTGCGTCGGGACGGCGGGGAGGTTGTGGGTCACCGCCCCACAGTAGCCCGCCCTTGTCGTGGTTGTCGCCGCTCGCGTGCGCGCACGCGCGTGTACGTGCGCGCGGGCGCGTCAGCGTACCGTATGTCACCCCATTTTGTCAAATGCCCTGGTCAACTACCTAGTCTAGTGACTTGACTCGGGTGTTAGGCTAGGGCAGCTACGCCAAGCCCAGCCACACCCGGTGTCATAGTCCCCGACCGTGGCAAGGTGAAAGTTCTTCTTCCTACTCCGGAGTAGGGTCACGTCCATGCCTGGGGCGGCATCATTGGGCTCAGCCCGCCTGTCCCTCTCTCCCGGCGGGCGACCCCACGATGGTGCCGGTGGCGTGGCCTTTCGGCCAGGACTATTTAGGGTTAGGGTAAACGCCATGACCACAACCACACGCAAGACCACGAAGAAGGCCCCGAAGGGGACCGTGCGCACTGAGACGCTGGCACAGTTCAGTGGAGCGCTGGACGACCATGCCGGGCAGCCGGTCGGGTTCGATGCCCTGGTGCGCAAGCTGTACACCACGCGGGCGCAGCTCAAGCAGCTGGAGGAAGCCCGTAAGGCGGTGTTCGAGCACGTCAAGCGCGCCTACGATGTCGGCCACCGGGTCGTCGGCGGGTATGAGCTGAAAATGACGAACCCCGCCCCCGGTGAGCCGTACCGTGCCGTGAGCAGCGCCGAGGTCAAGAAGCAGGCCCCGGCTGCCTGGCGACGGGCGCAGGCAGTGGTGCCGTGGGTGAGTGTGCAGGCCCCGGCGGCAGTGGCTGCGGCGGTGCCGGTGCTCGATGTACCGGATGGCAGTGGCTTCCTGCCGCCGGAGCAGGCGGTGCTCATTCATCGGGAACATCCGGCCTGGCAGCGGATCAAGTTGCTGCGCGAGGTGGAGCAGGACACCATCGGCGCACTGGAGAAGCTGGGGGCTGAGTTCGGCTGGGATGGCGACGAGCAGGTGTTCGCCGACGGCTGGCATGTACAGCTGAACCGCGTGCAGTTCAGCGCCGAGAAGCTGCGTGAGCTGGAACCCGAGGTTTTCGACCGGCTGGCGGTGACCAAGACCCGTGCGGTGAGCCCACGGGTGTATATCGGCAAGATCAGTTCCGACGACATGGACGAAATCGACGGGGATTAGCCCGTTGCGGGCGCGCCAGAAACCCTGTCTGAACTGCGGTTATGGATAGGTACTGGCGCGCCAGCAAACTAGGGGTTATACATATAACCATGGTACGCATAAAGCCACGTGGACCGGGCCGTCCGAAGGGTCCAGACAAGTTGCTGGTGCCTGTGAAAATGGTGCCTGAGCAGCGACGACGCTTTAAGGCGCTGTGTGCTGCACGGGACATGAGTTACGAGCAGCTGATCATCCATTGGATGGATAAAGACGACGCAAATGAGCGTCGTAGAGTCGCACAGCAAAAACATCCGCTCCACCAGCCAAAACAGGCCAGTTTCTATCCAGGAGGAGGAGGGCAGCGTGTCCAGCCCAGGCAGTGACGACGAGGCGGTGCTTGCGCCCGCCGAATGGACCGGCAAGCCCGTGGTCTGTCCGCAGTGCAACAACGCGGGCAAGCCCGTGATGGGCCAGGACGGCTGGCAGCTGCCCATCCACGGCCGGGTCGAGCAGACCTTTCCGTTCCGCGTGGTGACGTGCGGCGGCAGCATGGGCGCGGTGCAGGCCATGCAGGTGCCCGAGCCCATGGAGCAGCGGATCGAGGAGCACGTGGCCCGCGCCATGCCCGACCGCGTTAACGACGACTGGGACACCCCGTGACGCCCTGGCAGCTGGCGGCGCTCGTTGAGCTGCTGCGGCACCCCGAGCGGCGCGTCATCGTGATATGCGTTCCGCCCCAGCACCCGCAGACAGGACACCGCCGTGGATGAATGGCCCGAGCTGGAAGCGCTGGGCAAGGCGGTGGACGCCTGGGATGAGTGGCCGGTGTCGGTTTGCCTGGCCGCGCAGGAAGTGATCGACGCTGCCCGCGCGGTGGTGCGCAACTACCGCGACACCCTGGCCATGATCGCCGCCTACAAGAACATGCCGCCCGTGACGCTGGAAACGCTGCGCGGCCAGGGGCTGCTCACCGAGACCCAGTATCGGCGTCAGGTGGGGCTGCCGCCAGCGGCCGAACCAGGCGTGAAGGCGTGCATCGAGGTGCCGGTGCCCGAGGGTTACGACGAGGACGCCGACCCGGTGGTGCGCCATGCCCGCAAGGTGTGGGACGACTTCGGCCAGGCCATGCAGTCCGGCCATCCAACGACGCACATGCCAAGGGAGGAGCCGGGAGGTGATCGACACCGTGACGATTGAGCACCAGCGCGGCACCAAACCCGTCATCCGCGCACGGGTCGACCGGGCCACCGCCTGCTACTACCCCGACAGCCAGCGCGTGGTTCTGGTCGCGGACAAGGCCGACTTCGGCGCGGCGCTGCGTGCCCTCACCGAACTGCGCGACCACTACGGTGCCGAACTGGAGCCCAAGGCATGACCACCAGGGCACCGATCATGGAGCTGACCGACGCCCACGCCGACGGCACCATCTACGTGGACGGCGAGGGCGACCTCTGGCAGCCGTGCCCGTTTGGCTGGATGGTCACCCGGCGCACGCCGTTCAGCATCGACACATGCCTGGGCACCCCGGCGGCAATGTTCGGCCCGTACGTGCCGGTGCTGCCGCCTCCTGGGGGAGAATCGCCAGCATGACGGTGAGCGACGACGACATCAGCGCCATGCTGGACGAGGAGCTGCTGGCCCGGCGCACCAAGGTGATGTTCCTCAAGAACGCGGGTGCCACCTGGAAGGCCATCAGTGCGGAGGTGGGCGTCAGCATCGCCACGTGCCGCAAGGACTACTCCGTGGTGTGCCGCGACATCAACAACGAGCAGCCCGCCGACGTGGTGGCCCGGCATCGCGCGGTCATCTTCGACATCCAGCGAGCCAACTACCCGGCCATGATGCGCGGCGACAAGGACGCAGCGGCTACCATCCTGCGGGCGCTGGACCGCGAGGCCAAGCTGCTCGGGCTCGACGCACCCACGCGCATCCTGGCCGGTGTCAGCGACGTGGAGTTCGCCAACGAGGCTGCCCGGCTCATCGAACGCATCACCGCACTGGACCCCACAACCATGAAGGAGCTGAGCCGTGCCACCAGTTCAGGACCGCAGGTCATCGACGCAGAGTCCGCTGACGTTCCCGCTGACCAGGCGGGTGCTCCGCAGGCTGCGCCGATGCCTGGGGCAGCGTCCGGCACTGACGACAGTGACGACGACTGGAGCAACATCGCCTGAGCCCGACGCTGACCACGGCCAGGCCGACCACCGCTGCACCCTGGTCGAACGGCATGAGATCAGCGCCCCCGTCGAGGACGAACAGCCCGACATCAGCAACTACCGGCAGGCGGTGGCTGCCATGTTCGACCAGGCGCGGGCCTGGCACGCCGCCCACGGGCTGGAGCCGGTTGACCTGGCACGCTTCGCCCGCACGGCCAGCGCCCACGGCCAGGCAGCCGTGGGCGTGCAGTGGACGGTCACGGTGGGGCGCGGTGAGCTGAGCGCCGACCAGCGCCTGCCGGGCGTCATGGACAGCTGGAAGTGGTCGGCACGGTTCCATCACTGGCGCAAGGTGTTCAACCGCATGGACGGACGCCAGGGGCGTCTGCTGGCGCTGCGCGAGGACGGCCGGGCCAGCGTTACGCCGCTGTTCCGCGACCACCGGCCCGTTGCCGCCGAGACCCCGCTGACCGGGGCCAGCATGGGCGTGCTGACCGGCAGCGTAGATGGCTGCACGTGCCACCTGCCCGGCCCCTTCAAGGACATCTGTCCGGTTCACTTCGACGCCGACACGTAGCCCCAGCGGTACGATCGCGCGCATGGGCCTCGCTGACACCCGCCACCACTCCGTCCAGCACCTCGTTGACCTGCTGGAGCCGAACCCCAACCTTCCCGACCCGCTGTTCAAGGTGGCCGACGTTGCCGCTTGCCACCGCGACAAGATGCTGGAGCTGCTGGGCGACGGTCCCGAGCTGGCCGCTGGCCTGCGCAAGTTGCTGGAGGCCAAGGACTGCTTCGTGCGCCAGGCGCTGCTCGACCGCGTGGACGCCGACTGATGGGCGGCGACTACACGGTCACCGACCTGCGCAAGCGCGACAAGCAGCTGACCGCCCATCTGCGTGACGCCCAGCGCGACCAGGTAGCTCGCAACGTGCGTCAGCTGGCCGGGTCGTTGTGGTGGCAGGGCGCGGCCGGTGGCAACCCGAACGCTTTTGCCATGCGGGACGACCTGCTGGCCAAGGCCCGTGCGGAGGGGCTGGACGTATGACGGCCGAGCCCGCCGCCGACCCGTGCGAGCTTGACGCCGACGAGCCCGACGCCAAGGGCTGGGAGCCGGACTACCTGCTGGTGCCCGCGCTGCTGGCGGGCAGTGCGACCACCATGGCCGACCTGAGTCCGGCCGACCGCGCCTGGGCGGTGGCCGGGCTGATGCGCGAAGGGCACACCGCCGAACGCATCCGCGACCGGATGGGATGCAGCCTGCGCACCGTTCGGATGGTCAGCGCCTGGGCGGCGACAACCGCCTGCATGTTGCTCCAGGAGGAGTCGGAGCATTTCGCCGACGAGCACCGGATGCAGGCCAGCGAGATTGCCCGGCTGACCCGTGCCCTGGCCACCAGCGAGGCCACCGCCGAGCGCTACCGCGCCCAGCTGGCCAACGTGCTGGACAGCTACCTGACCGGCGAGGCCGGGCCGACATTCCCCAAGTGCGGACACCCGAAGACGAAGTACAACACCTACACCGCTCCGAAGACCGGCAAGACCAGTTGCCGCATGTGCCACGCCGACGCCCAGGCCCGCTACGAGGCCCGGTGCCGTGAGCTGGCCGCTGCCCAGGACGCCGCGCAGGCGTAGGGTCGGCCCCATGGCCAAGGCACGCAAGGGAAGCCGCCGGGCCGGAGCATTGCGCGGTGGCCGGTCCAAGATCGCACGCAGCCGGGGACGCGGCACCGTGGCCCTGCATAGCCGCGCAGGCGGCATCGCCACGTTCGCCAAGGGCGGCGGTGGCGGGTACCGGGGATTCAAGTCGAAGAAGCAGTGGCGCTGGGCCTGGGCCACGCACCAGCCCTGGGCGCGTAAGAAGTCGCACGAAACGGCCGGTGGTCCCAAGGTGCGCTATCGCCGCCTCCCGGCCAGCAAGCACTCCGGTCACTGATAACCCGGTCATCAGGATTCAGCCGAACGCGCCCAGCGCGCTGGCCAGGAACAGCAGCGCCAGCGCCGCAGTGAGGGCCACATAGCCCGCCTGCCGCCAGTTGGCCCACGGCCAGGCAACCACCTCGGGCTCGGGCTGTTCGTGCCAGGGCGACACCCACAGCGCCGATACGCCGACACCCTGGCCAAGGCAGCGGCGGCACCGGTAGGCGTCCACCAGCCAGCGCATGTCGTGCCGGTAGTAGCAGCCGCCGCAGCCCTGGCACCAGTCTGCGCGGCCATCCAGCAGGCTCTGAACACCGGGCTCCACCACGGGCTTGCCCACCGCCTTGCCGTCGTTGTCCATGCGCGGTGTTGGCATCGGCGTGAAGGCGAACCCGCCGGGCACCTGGCGCACGGTGCCGCCGGTCGGGCTGGCGTGCAGCTGGGCCACCGCCCCGCCCAGGCGCTCGAACTGCACCGCTTTTGTGCCGAAGCCCTTGGCCGCTACTCGGGGCTGTCGTCCGCCCATCACCACACCTCCAGAGGTACGTCGCAGTCGTCGGCGTGCTGCGCCAGGTAGTGCGCGCCGCACGTTGTGCAGTGGTCTGTGTCGTCGTAAGGGTCGGTTGCCGCCCGCAGCGCGGCGGTCATCCGCGCACCCTGGCGACAGCTGCATCCTGGGCAGTGCGGACCTCGGATGTTGCTGCGCCGGTAGGTGCCGCCCTCGCTGCCCGGCACCAGGCGGTCAGCGATCACCTCGTCCTCGGTGACCAGCCGCCCGCATTCCCAGCAGGGCACTTTCACCCCGTCGCCGCCGAACCCGGCCTCGGGGCTCACCAGCCAGCGCCGCCGGGCACGCCGGTCGTAGCTGCTGCCGCGCTCGTTGCGGTTGCTGCGCCCGCAGATGCTGCTCACTTGGTCACCACACTGGGCGGATCGAACACCAGCCGCCAGCGGTTACCCACCCACAGCAGCACCCACCAGTGCCGCAGGCGGTGCCGGTCGCCGTCGAACAGGCGCTCCACGTCGGCACGGCTGGGCACCCCGCTGCCGGTCACCGGCCGACCACCTGTCCGCACCGGGCGCAGACCTGGGCGGGCCTGCCGCCGCGCACCAGCACAATGCTGGTGATGTGCGGGCACGGCGTACGCGGTGGCCTCATTGCAGCTGGCCGCGCTTCATGCGAGCGTCCACGCTGGCGCACCAGGCCAGATGATCCTGAGCCGTGGTGGTATTGCAGCAGGGCCGGAGGCTGTAATGCGCCACCTCGGTGCCGACGGGCTTGCCACACTTCACGCAGCTGGGCCAGCCGAAGCCACCGCTCGGGTCGGCGTAGTAGTGCTGGCACTCGTCCAGCCATTCACCGGCCACGGTGCCTCCCCGGTCCGGTCTGGTCCTTGATCATCAGCACCCACTGGTCGCCCTCGGGGCGCACCCGCATGGAGAGCCGTGCGTGCTTGCCCTCCTTGGGCCGGGGCATGACCTCGGCGCGTGTAGGCATTCCGATGGCCGCGCCGTGGCGCAGCTCATGGTCCTTGATCTGCTGATACTGGCGTTCACCGAGCGTTGTCACGGCACGCCTCCTCGTCGCGCTCCCAGTCGTCCAGGATGGCGTTCAGCCGGTTGATCGGCACGGTCAGCGCGCTGCCGTACTCGGCGCACAGCTCGCGGATGCGGGCCAGCGCCAGGGCCTCGGGGCTCAGGTTGTGGGTCACAGGTCGAACTCCTCCTCGTACATCGGCAGGTACTCGCTGGCCGGGCGCGGCTGCCCGGCGGCAACGCTCGCGTCGAACAGGGCCAGCAGGTGTTCCAGGTAGCGCACGTGCGGGCTGGGCTCCAGCCCGTTGTCCGGCGCGTCGACAATGCGCTGGATGAACTTGCGGCGCTGCCGGGGCACGTCCATCCCGTGGCTGACGGTCTTCACGGGCACTCCTGCCCTGGTCGGTGGATCAGGTGGCATTGCGCGCAGATAACCTCACGCGCGTCCACCTCGAACTCCCGCATGTCGATGGCGTCCTCACTGCCCGGCCCGCGCACCGTGGGCCAGTGCTCGGGCTGGTCGGGCACCGGCCCGCAGTCGATGCCGGGCAGGCAGCTGGTGCAGCCGGTCACGGCGCTGTGAGCGCGGTGGCCGCACTTGCGGCAGGGCACGCGGGCATCGAACGTCATGGCCGGTCGTCCCATCCGTTGCGCTTGCCGCTGGTCAGGCACGGCTGGCCCAGCGTGTTGGTGTGCTCGGCGAAGCAGCGCTTGCCCTCGTCGTCGCGGGCGATGTCCACGTCCTTGGTGCAGACGGGGCACCAGTAGGTGCCCTCGCCGCTCACCGCGTCCTCACTACGGCGGTGATGGTGCTGCCCGGCCGGAAATGCTCGCGCCAACCGTGGTACTCCAGCAGCGCGCCCAGGTCGTCCAGCACCACGAAGCGGTCGCTGGCCAGGCCGACGCGCACGTGGCCCACCAGGGGCCGGTCCAGCGTGGTTTCGGCCAGGGTCACGTGGTCGCTGTGGCAGGCACGCCACGGTGCCCACCAGGGCCTGTCACCCCACGCGGCCACCAGCGCCACCATGGTCGTGCCGGGGCTTACCTCGGTGGCCGGGTCCACGATGGGCGGCGCGGTGGCCAGCACCTCGGCGTGCTGCCGGGCGCGGCGATGCAGCAACAGCACTCGCAGCACGAACGCCAGCGCCACGCCCAGGGCGGCGTCCCGCCAGCTGAACGGCCAGCCGATCCACTGGTCAATGCACCAGCTGGCCATCAGGCACACCGGCATCACGATGAACCACCAGCCCAGCCAGTCCCTCATGGACGCCATGGTTCGGCCCCCGTTCCGGTGCTGACGTTGTGCGTGAAGCACCAGCCATACCGCCAGCGGCAGTCCGGCCCGCACGGCAGCAGGCCCACGGCGCGCATCACCTCGGCCAGCTCGGCGTGAGTCATGTTGGCGTCCATCACTTGCCCTCCAGCTTGGCGCGCAGCGCGGCCAGTTCCTCGTCGTTCATCAACGGTGACACCGGCGGGTCCAGAAACACCGGAAGTTCCACGTTGTGGCTGTTGCACCACACCATCGGCTCAGGCCGATAGGTCAGTTCCATGTCGCAGCCGGTGCGCAAGTGCATGATCGGCTCGGGGTTCACGGTGCTGAGCAGGCCCTGAGCCAGCCGGGTGTCGGGCCGGGGCGCTACGGCGTCGGCAATGCTCTCCAGCGCGGCCACCGCCTGCTTGGCCAGCGTCATGGCATCACGGGTCGGGCCGGGCAGCAGGTTAACCATGGTCAGGGCGTCCTTTCGACGTGAGGGGTAGGCCAGCCCGCCGGAGCGTGGCTATGGCGTTCTTGAGCGCGCGGGTATCGCTGGGCGTGCCGGGCAGGGTGGTCGTCAGCACGCCTTGGACGTACACCTTGAAGTGACCCCGGCACGGTTTGACCTCACCGCCCACGGCGATCACTGCGTGTACCAGCTCGCGGACGGCGGTGTTGGTGCCGCCCACGCGCTTGCGTCCGCAGCCCGGCACCGGCCGGGATTGGTGGTCGGGCATCGGTTGGGCCACGGTGGGCCTCCTTTCGGTGGTGGGCCGGGCCTTCCGGCCCACCGGGCAGGGCTTACTCGTTGACGGCGTTCATCCAGCTGATGGCGCGCATGGCGTCGGCGGCGCTGGCCCCACCTTCACCCGTGGCCACGATCACGATGCGCTCGACGCGCCCGTTGTGGACGTAGGTACCGCGCAGCACCATGTCGTACTGGAGGTCGTCCAGCTTGATGGTGCGGTGCAAGGCCTCGGCCACGCGCAGCATGGAATCCAGCGACTCGGCGGGGTCGGTGGACTCGATGTCCACCTGCGTGCCGCGCGAGGTGAGGATTGAGAAGGTGAGGGGCTTGCTGAGCATGGTGGGCTCCTTGGGTCGCGGTAGCGGGGCTGTCCCGCCTGGCTGATGTGAACACACTAACCCGACTAAGGCGGGTAAGTCAAGAGCTTCTACCAGGGAATTTGCACGGGTCTATGCTGTGCCGCCGCACCATGCCGTCGCGGCGCTCGGCCCAGTGCTTGCCGCATA